GAGCAGTTCCACCTCCGCCACCACCACCCGATTCCATTGACTGTTGTTGACCAGCAACCTCCTGAGCAGCCGCAGCCGCTTCCTGCTGCTTTTGAAGTTGTATTGCTTGTTCCTGTTCAATTTCCTGATCCATGATACGAATATCTTCATCAGTTTGTCGAAGAATGTTTTTACGAATCCAACGATCCGAGAAGAACTTACCTGAATAGTCTGCAACATCTCGCATGATGGCAACACGATCTTTAAGAATTTCGGCTTGCTTGGATTCTGCAAAATATGAATCTGTAGCAAATACAAAATTAATCTTATGTGTAATTTTCTTAAAATCTTCATCACTCATTACTTGCTTTGCCAATAATTGAACACGCAAGAAATTGATAAACAATTCGCTAAACTTAACACGCATACGATTAATGAATTTAGCAAACTTTAATTCGTCACGGGTAATTTCTGAAGATCGACCCATGTTGAAACCATTTTCTGCTTCCATTCGTGATGTAGGAATGTTCAAGGATTTTAACAATTTCTTTTGGAAATATAGCACATCATCCATTTCCCCAAGATTCTGACCACCAGGAAGAGTAGAGATTTCTGTACCTCTACCACCTTCACGTCGTGGCAACCAATAGTCTTCCAACATGCTCATATGCTTTTTATCGTCTCTGAGTTCACCCGTATTGGCATCATAAACAATTTTATTTCTAAAACGATTCATTTGATCTCGAAGATATTGCTCTGCTTTATTCTTTGGCAATGATCCCACGTCGATATAAAATACTCGGCGTTCAGGTGCTCTTGCCCAACGATAAATTACAGTGGCATCTTCAACCATACGCAATTGATTGAGTGGTTTAATAGCCTTGTGTAAAAATCCAATTACTCGTTTTGAAGAATAGTCATAGAGACCTGAATGCACATAATTGATACTATCAGGAGAAATTTTTAATCCCTTTGTATCATACGGATTCATTTTTTCATAATTAGAAAACACATAATATTCATCCACTTGTTGTGCCAACTGAACGGTTCCAAATTTATTTGTTTTTTTAACTTCTCTGATCTTTTTAATGAGAAGAGGGTCAATCTGACGAACTTCCTTTAATCCTTCAGTGGGATCATCATGAAGAATATGGTGATAATATAGTCTACCGTCAATATACCACTTACGAAAAATATCCATACCTTTTTTATTAAAATTTAGCAATTCAAGAATTGTTTCAAATTCTTCATGCATAACTTCTTTAATTTCATCAGGAACATTTACTTTATCAATATTTAATTTAACAATTTCACCAGTTGCATCTTCGGTGATTGCTTCATTGATAATATCTTCAATTGCAGTATCGACTTCGGAATGCAGACTCATTTCTCGATATCTGCGAACAAGTTCAATATCTGTTTTTAGAGTTCCGTCAAGATCAATGTAATAACCTTGAAACCCACCAGCTTCAACTACAGATGCACCATCTTCAATTGTTTTTGGTGCAAACGAGTCAACCTGATCAGGTACAGTCCCCTTTTTACCAAAGGTAAAGCCAAATAAATCAAATGCCATAATAAAAATCCTTTACTGTTAGATACAATACAAGCACAGTCTTAGGTTTTAATTCCGAAACCTAAACTGTTTCCCTTACTTGTATTTATACCGAATCCAACAGAGGTTCCGCCATTGCTACCGTTTGCACCTGCACCACCGATGCCGATACCAACACCTGAACCCATACCACCCATACCGACTCCGCCACCACCGAATCCACCAAAGGATCCTGCACCGCTACCTGCACCAATACCCATTGGAGCAATACCACCAACGCCAGCAGCACCATTTACTTGGAACGGAGACGAACTTGTAACAAAATATGAATATTTGAATGTACACTGAAAATCAGATACTTGATCATTTTGATCAAAACCCAACTGAACAGGAGCAATATTGTCGGGCCAGAGATCAAAGAATTGGTACCATTTTACAACTTGGTAATCTCTTGAAAGTTGAGCCACAGTAGCAGCACCATAGATTGATCTAGGATTTGCGTATGGAGTGGTGTTACCTGCATAAGAATTGAACATTTCGTTCCATGTTTCCATGACGCTTCTCATGCTCATTCCCTGATCATTTAAAATATCAATTGTCCAATCTTCAAATTGTCGATCTCCTGGGTATTTTGCAACACGACCAAGATAAGGAACAGTTACTTCACCTAAAATCGATGAAGGAAGAGTTGCTGCTTTGCACAAAAACTGCAACTGAGGAAGTGGACCAAACGGACAGGTCATAGTGACCGAATAAAGATTTGGTCGTGAACCGCCGTCAAACGCTGACATGAATGAATTAATTGATGAATCTGCCATTTTTTCTCCTACTTATCCTTGTTATTTATTATCCGCCGAATTCTGCAAAAGTTACACCTGTTGGAGTTGCGATGAAATTCAAACGAATGAAATTGATGCTTCGTGCAGGCGCAACAAAAATATCTGCAACAAATTGATTTTGATCTATCACGCTTGGAGTATTGTTTGTTTCATCACAAACAACACCGTAACTACTAACTCCACGCTTGCCTTGAACTTCTCTGAGGAAAGGTTCAACCAATTGACGGAATTGTGCTCTTGTAAACGCATCATTAAATTCGAAGAGTTGGAATTTCGCTGCGGTAGCAATAGTCTTTTCCAAAACATTGAAAAGTCTGCGAACATTGATTCTGTCGAATGCACTTGCCTTCGTTTGAAGAGTCTTGTCACCGAACAAAATTGCACCAGATCCTTGGAAGGAAACAACTGGATTAATATTATTCTTGTAAAGAGTATCTCTTTCTGCCTTGGTTGGATTCCAAACAAGTTTAACAATATTGTTGATACGTCCACGATCATAACCTGCAGGCGAATACCAAGGTTCCTTGGCATTGTCTGTTCTTACACAGCATCCTGCAATGTCTCCGCAAAGTGGAACATACATGAAACGATCATTAAATCGATCATATTGATACTTTGCGTTTCCATCCAACACACCGTAAGATGAAGATCCGAGGGTTTCTCTATATGTTTTTAGATAATTAACAATTTCAGTATTACCCTGACGACTCTTTTCAACCAAAGTAACGGCAACAGGTGAAATGAATGCGATACAATCTTGACGAAGAGACGCAATATTCATAATACTTTTTGCGTTTGCTGCAGTCATGTTTCCTGCAATCAGAAGAGAAACATCAATTTCTTCTGCATTTCCAAATTGGCTAGTAAAAGATGCAACAATTTGACCTTCTTGAGTTGAACCAACAGTGGTTGTCATACTTCCAGCATCTAAGGAATATTCCTTTAATGTACTCAAAGATTTAAATCCTTGAGTGGTGGAAACAACAGAGTCCCAACTAGTGGAACCACTCGCCGTGCTATAACCCGTAGATTCTTTGTTTCCAACCCAAATATATTGTGATCTGTTGTTAACAACATTTCTCCAAAAATTTGTAGTTCCGTCTGGCAATTTTCCATCAGATGCTTTTGAAATATTAGTAAATGCTTCCAAAATTGTTCCTGCGGTTCCTGTCCATTTACCGTCTTCATCGATAACAATTACATGGATTTCATCTTTAGCAGATGCATTAATGGTAGAAGCATAACTTGAGGTACCAGGAATTCCGTAAACATCAGTATAGGTTTCCCATGTTCCAGTACTATTTGTATTTGGATCGATACCGTCAACAACTACAACCTTTAAACTATTGCCTAATTCTCCTGGATATTTTGCAGCAAATTTAAAAGTATAACCAGAATATGATACATTTTGTGCGGTAAATTGACTTTCGTAATCTTGACGATTCTTAATCAAAACACCATCAGTATCACTTGAATCGGTTGCATTATCATCACCAGTACTTACAGATCTAACTGTAATCAAAGATCCGCCGTAAGACAAGAAATTTGAAACAATATACCAAGAAGTAGCAAGATCGATGCTAGAATGTGCTTTTCCAAACACGGATTCAAGTTCTTTTTCAGATTGAATGAGAATTCTTTGATCTACAGGACCCCATTGAAAGAAACCAACATAGCCAGCTGGGGTGGTTGCAATTGTTGGAATCACAGATGTGAGGTCAAATTCTTTAATTTCTACGCCAGGACTTAGTTGAAATGCCATTTTTGTCTCCTTATGAGCCTATTTTAATCTATCGTTATGTATAAAATTTGATATTTCTAATCATCGGTGTTGGTCCACACCGTACCAGACGAATCAATATGGTCTTCATAATCAGGACTTCCATCATCAATAAACCCAAAAGGAGTCATTTCATCTTCCATCTGTTTAATTTTATCATTAAATACGGTTTTTCTAATATCCATATTTGTTAAATCTTGAAAATATTTTTGAGTGGTTATCCAACTAAACAGAACTATACACATAACCAAATCGTCGGTGTGACCAACATCGGCTTCAAACGAATTGTTTTTTGAAATAAAAGATACAAGTTCTTGAATAATAGCATAGTCAGAAATGAG